ATTCGTTACGCTTAGCAAAGTTTTTAACTTTAGAAAATGTATAATGAGATCTCATAAAATCACGAGACCACGCAAAAGAGCGTATCCTTTCAATAAGCTCTACAACATCACCTTTTCGTTTTTCGTAAGCTTCTTTTAAATCTTTAAACTGTATATTATTATATCCGTATATGTTTATAGGTAATAGTTTAGCTACTTGTGTAACTGCCTGTTCAATATGACGCTGAACATCTTCTGTCTTAAAGTGTTGTAAAATTAAAAAATTAGAGTAAGGTTCAAGTGTTTTAAGAATAATAATACGTTCTTTTGATTTATTATTTAAAAGATATTCGCTAATACCGTAGAAGATATGATGATAGAATAGTTTCTTAATATCTCTTGTTACTTTTTTTGCCGGAATTAAATTATAGTTTGCAAGATCATTAATTAGATTAACTTCAATTGATTTAAATATAGAATCAAAGTCTATAAATTTTATATTAAACTGTTCAAATGTGCAGCTGTCAATCACTACTACAGTATACATTATAGTTTAAATTTTGCAAGCTCTTGTTTAGGAGCCTTACCTATTCTTACATTACAAATACCATTATAATAATCATCTCTAAGTAGTACATCTTCCCCTAACTGCTCTTTTATCTCATAGTACGCTAAAGCCCATTTAGAGTCACAAGTACGTAAAATTCTAAAAGTAAATTTATCCTTACCGAATTTTACAATATCTTCATTTAACTCATTTGATGAACTTGTATAGAACTTCCAATTAGATTCCTTATGATCAATCCTATTTCTCGTTTTACCCTTAAGCGGCTTACGTTTAATACGACTCGTGCATTGCTTCTTACCTATGTACTTCTTACCGTTAACGTTATTGACGATCAAATAGATAAAACCAAAGGTACTATCGTTAATTACAACGCCTTCATTTAAGATCCAATGACCACTATCCATATAGATAGTTATTACATTCCCGGTAAATATACACTAGCACGTCTTTGAACCGGTACTTTAAGAGGCTTCTTATTTGGTTTTCTCTTACCTCTCAGATCTTTAAGATATGGGTTCTTCATGCCAAGCGGTACAGCTAAGCGCGCATCCTTGTAATTGTAAGCTTTATCATCTTGCACATTCACTCTACCACCACCGTTACCAGAGGTCGTTGGTCCTGTTGCACTCATCTCACCACCAGCTACATTAGCAGCCATTTCCGACAAAAGTTCTTCTACAAGTTTATTAAAGCTACTCATTGATTTTTAGATACCTTATTATATATTTAAGGTTAATGCTTGAAGAATACATTAAAGAGTTAGAAGAAGACTTAAAGATTAACGAACTCAATCTTAAAGACTATCAGCTTCGCCTACCCGCCATTAAGCATAAGTGGACTGGTCGAATGATTCGTCTAAAAACACAAATTAATCAGCTCAAAAAACAGAAGGATAAGATAAAGGCTGATATCATGTCAGAAATAGATCATACGAGTAACGTCAAGCTAACACAGCCTGTAATATCCGCGACAGCCGATAAACATAGTCGTATTCAGGAGATTAATTTAAAAATACAAGAAGCAGAGTTAGTTGTAGAGCTTCTTGAGCGATCAGAAAAAACTTTGAGTAGCTGTAGTTATGATATAAGCAATATTATAAAAATAATGCAGCTTGAAATGACATGATAAAATTTGATTATGATAAAAAGAAAAAGCTTGGTATTATATCAGGTGATATGTTTGATGAAATACGTGAACACTTTTCTGTTAAAAATGAAGCAGCTCATTTTATGCGTCGTCGCGGTAGGTTTATGCCTTCGCGCACGTATGCTATAACACCGACAGGAAGATTTGAACCGTGCTTATTTGTCGAGATTAAAAAATTTTTAACCAGTCAGCAGTATGTAGGTGAAATAGAATACAGTAATGATATTTTACAGCAGGTAGTACCGGCAAGACATGGTTGGCATCAACAGTTAGATTTTAAAAACGAAATATACCCTCTTAAATTGGATCTAAGAGATTACCAAGAAGAGATTGTTAAACAGTGTTTGTTCAATGGTAGAGGTACAATTATTCTCGCTACTGCTGGTGGAAAGACTTTAACGTCAGCATCATTGATCTCAAAAATACATCAGCTTTATATGTCTTCATATAATAAGCAGAACTTTAAATGCTTGTTTATTGTACCAGATCGAGGACTTGCATCACAAACGTATCAGGATTTTAATGATTACGAAGTACCGTTTAGTGTGTCTAAGTGGACGGGCGATGATGACTTGGATCTTTCAACTAATGTTATTGTATCTAACTTAGGTATATTACAGAGTAAGAACAGTAATCTTGATTGGCTTGAAAATATTGATTTGCTCATTGTTGACGAAGTACATAAAATCCGCAAAGGTAATAAAGTAAATGATATACTTAAAAAAATTAAAACACCTTATAGATTTGGCTTCACAGGTACAATGCCTGAGGAGAACTTAGATCAATGGAATATTATTGGTAAGATAGGACCGGTCATTTATGAAAAGAATAGCTTTGATTTAAGACAAGAAAATTATGTAAGCAATGCTTCGATTCAAATTATTAAACTCTTACACAAGAACGCACCCTCGCCTACACCCGGCGGGAACGCCTATAGAGAAGAACTCGAGTATCTTACCACAAGTAAATTTAGAAATAATATTATTGCAAAAATAGCCAAAGGCTTACAGCAGAACGTTTTGATCATGGTTGATTATATTCAACACGGTGAATTGCTGTTTGATACTGTTCGAGAGATGATGCCGGAGAAGCAATGCTTTTTTATACGAGGTGAAGTAGAGGTTGAAGAGAGAGATAAGGTTAGACAGCTTATGGACACAAGTAAAGATGTTGTCGTTATTGCTATCTCCAAGATATTTTCAACAGGCATTAATATTAAAAATTTACACTACATAGTCTTTGCATGCGGCGGTAAAGCTAAGATAAAAATTGTACAGTCAATTGGTAGAGGACTTAGGTTGCATAAGGATAAAAATAAGCTTATAATATTCGATATTGCCGACGACCTACGCTACAGCGCAGCCCACGCTTTAAAAAGACAAACATTATATGAAAAAGAACGCATTAACTTCGCATACAAAGAAATCGAAGAAAAGTAATAAGAAGAAAGATTCATCTTTGCTTCTGGATCTCGACTTACCCTTAGAAGAAGCAGCCGCTCTTGAGGAAGTTGTCAGTAAGCTCCCTGAGCTATTTCAAGAACCATCTGTTGTTACCGACGAGGTACCCAAGAAGATTAAACCTAAGGATAAGGTGCACTACGTTAATAGTAGAGAGTTTGAGGATGAGATACGTAATTACTACAAGACTGATACTATGACAGATAAGCTCTGTGAGAGTATTAATAAAATAGCTAACGGTCTATCTTATGCGCCGAACTTTCTTAACTATAGCTATAAAGAAGATATGGTCGGCGATGCTATTGTAAAGATGTTTTCAGCTTTAAAGAATAAGAAATTCAAGATTGATTGTGGTTTTAGCCCTTTTTCGTATTTTACTACTATTGCATTTCATGCTTTTATTAATAGAATTAAGAAGGAAAAGAAGCATCACGAAGCTCTTAACGAGTATAGGGACAAGGTTTATAATGACTTAATGCTTAACCCTGACGAGAATGGCGGTGCTCACATTTATGTCGAGCCAACAGGTGATGACGAAGAGTAAAATTGTGGATATTTTTTTAAATAAACCGAAGGTCGCTATATTTTCCGATCTTCACCTCGGTGTACATCTCGATTCTACTACCTGGCATCAGGTAGCGTTAGATTGGTGTGACTGGTTTGTTGATGAGATAAAGAAAAAAGATATACGTGATATTTTGTTTCTTGGTGACTTCTATCATCATAGAAGTGATATATCTGTATCAACGTTACATGTCGCCGGTCTTATTCTTGATAAATTAAGTGAATTCAACATCGTTATGATTGTTGGTAATCACGATGCATATTATAAGGATAGATCTGATATTAATTCTCTATCTATACTTAACGGTCGTAAGAATGTAACAGTAATTAGCGAGACTACAACTACAACTTTATTCGGTAAGAAAGTTAGCTTTATACCCTGGGGCGGTGAAATAAAAAATTTACCCAAGACAGATGCTATTTTTGGGCATCTTGAAATTGAAAGTTTTAAAATGAATAGTTTTAAAACTTGCGATCACGGAGCAAAATCGCTCGACCTCTTAACTAAAGCAGAGCTTATAATGTCAGGACACTTTCACTTAAGAGATGAACGTATATACAATGAAGGTAAAATTATCTACGTCGGTAATCCATTTGAAATGGACTTCGGTGACTTAGGGAGTAGCAAGGGTTACTATATTCTCGATTTTGAAACACTCAAATATGATTTCTTCGTTAATATTATTTCACCTATACATAAGAAAATATCTCTAACTGAACTTACTAACGCAAAGTCATTGACGGGATCAGATATTAATCAGATGGTTAATGGTAATTTCGTTAAGTTTGTTGTTGATAAAAAAGCAAATAGCGATGCTATCGATGCTCTTATTCAAAAATTCTCGGTATATAAGCCTCTCTCCTTTACAACAGATTATACATATACAGAAAGCGCTTACGTAGTAGATGACAAGAACTACGATACAACCGGTGTGGATATGCAGGCTACAATAGAAGAATTTATTAACGTACTAGATATTGAGGATAAAGAGAGTATTATAACGTATTGCGCGGATTTATATAAGCGTGCTAGTCAGGTATGAAGTATATTAATTTTAAATCAGTTACAATAAAGAATTTTCTTTCTGTTGGTAATGCTCCTGTGTCCATCGACTTTAAGCGCGGACTACATATTATTACAGGTATCAATAAAGACAAGGAGGATAGGCAAAACGGTGTAGGTAAATCAACTATTGCCGATGCAATTAATTTTGCCGTATTTGGTGAAACGCTTCGTGATCTTAAGAAAGAATATATTGTTAATAGTATCAATAAGAAGAATTGCGAAGTTATACTTGAAGTAAGCGTAACACAATTCGATGTAGTTGAGAATATTAAAATTGTACGAACGCTCGAACCATCAAAATGCTACATCTATATTAACGACGAAGATAAGACACGAGATAGTATCTCAAATACAAACAGCTTCATAATG